CGCTTGCACCAAAATATCTTCGAAGAAATTCCGCTAAATCAATTAATTTAGGATCAATGAATTTTATTGAATCTGGGCCATTTCTTTCCCATGTCTCAGGAGACACAAATTCTCTAATATCAAAATGTTGGCTAATGTTCATTTTAATTTATATTTAAATTGTTTTCCTGTAGAATTTCCTTTAGCTTTTCTCTTAAATGTTGGTAAGCAATATAAGTCTCCTCAGATAAATTATCTGAATTATATTTTGTTTCAGATCTAATATATTGGTCGAATTCAAAAATAGCCATTGAATAAATATGCCCATTCATTGCCATTTGAGCATCTTCATAGTTGTCAAATTCCAAAGTTATTTTCATTTTCAAGTTTTTTCAAAATGTATTTAACAGTAATTTCTAAATCATCCAATCTTTTATCCTTGCTTCTTTTTGTAGCAAATAAAGCTACGATAAATGATAGGACCGATTCACCTATTTTAATGATTGAATCAACCGGTATTTGCCGATTTTTATTGTATTCGTATAATTGTCTCTGCATTTTACCTTACTTTTCCGTCAATTATTCTATAATTACTTACCTCAAATGAATCATCCTCGTCAATTTCCACAATGGCAAATCCGTGATTCCACTTAGTGTATGCGAATGGTCGATAATTTGGTGTTAATTGACAAAGGCATCCGGTAGAAAAACAAGCCATTGAATCGTTCTTTAAGTTGTTCTCGTGATGCTCAGATGTCTGATGATTATGACCAGCTAAAGTAGTTGATTTGGCGCGTAGGAATAATCCTCTTGCTGGGTTTACTGGACTGAATATTGATTCGCCAAATTCGTGTCCGTGAACCACTATCAACTTACCCATCATTGTCTTCTGCCTTCCATCTATAAATTGAACATCCAATTCATCCAACTTTAAAAAGCCACTTAATGACAACTCAGGTATTTGAGCCAAGTCAGGTGCTTTCTCATTTATATATTTGGCAAGTCTTTCCTCATGATTGCCAGCTTTAAAATAAATTGGTACATTAAAATTTTCTTTTATCCATCCGATGAACTCGAAAAACATATCCCTTTCTTCCTTGATGGACATTGCACCACCTTCCTTCGTAAATCGACTCACTTGATAAAAGTCAAGTATATCGCCATTTAGATAGATACTATCAACATTATCTTTATATGCTTTTTCCAAAGCAATTTCAATGGCATTTATATCGTGATAAGGTAAATGAATGTCCGAAACAATTAATGGCTTTTTGTGAGGAAAAATAAAATCCTCAGTGCTTATGTTAACTGCCTTGATGTTGTAGTTACCATCATTGGCTCTCATAAATTGCCTTATTTTCATATCATTTCTATTTCTCGTTCCTTTATTGCCTCGATAATATCGAATTGAACTACGCACTTTTTCAACAACCAAATCAGGATGTTTTATGCAAATAATCTTCGCCAAAGTCAGCGAGTTGACATCAGGATATTTTTCCAAATGTGCTAATACAATTTCTCTCATTTTTCCTCGATTACCGCGTCAACCACTTGTCTTATGGTGGATGATGCTAATTTGAAAACAAGTAAACCTTTAGCATTGGCCTCAATGTCATAAATCATTGCACCGGCAATGACTGCATTTTCTACAATGGGATAAACAGTATTGAAGATTCGATACCATTTTGGTGATGGTTTAGCAACTTTAAGCATTTTTCTTTAATTTTTTGATTGATAGAAAGTAAAAAATTGAACCGCATACCGCCAACATTATTTGAGAAATAATCAGTAAAATACCCAAATCAACTTGCAAGGCCTCCTTTGTCATTTCTAAAATTATAAAAAGGATGTTGCAAAAATTACCGTAATTGGCTGACTGTGGCATTTCCATTAATTCCCAATTAAATCGGTAAAACAATCATAACTCTTTTGCTCAAAAATGGCCTCCAATTGCAACCAAGTCTTATTTTTTCCAACTTTAAAATTGCAATCAATCGTATTTGTTGTGCTGCCAACTTGGTAATTAGTTGTAATATTGACTTGCAAAGAGTCACCAATTGGTTTGATATAATTATATGTATAATTAACATAAAATACTTGCCCAATTGCCGAATTAGCAAAAAATAAAGCTGAAATAAATAATAATTTTTTCATGATTTAAGGTGTTAAAGTTACTTTGTATCGTGTTCCTCCTAAAGTAAAATACAGAAATGATCCATCAAATTCAAATGCGCCATTTTCAGGAGTTGTTAGGTTTGTTCCTGCGGTTAGCTTTAAAGGTGCATTTCCAGAAGTTGCAGTCCCGGCAGCAATGTGTAAATGTGCCGTTGGTGCTGAACCAGTTTTAATTGATACTTGATTGACAAGGTAAGTGCTTGATGGAAAAATATACATATTGGCAGAACCAGCATTTTCATCGACAATGGAAAACTCGGTCCTATAAAGAATTGACATTCTCATTGCCGAAGATAATGCATCATTCCAAAAGCCTATTGCACCACTACTTCTGCCATTGTTGCTATTAACTATAAAATTAGTTGACCAAGTAGCATTTCTTGCTATTAATGGGATTGTTGCCGTTGTTCCGCCCAAAGTTAAACGCTTATTTGCGGATGAATATGTGATTCCAGCATCTTCGCCATAAATACCACTATTATTAAATGGGATTCTACCGCTTGTTCCGCTTGATATGGTTGTTGTGCCAACCGTTATTCCACTTGTGCCGCCTGTTGCTCCTGTCGCTCCTGTTGCTCCTGTTGGTCCCGTTGCACCGGCGGCTCCTGTTGGTCCTGTTGGTCCAGAAATACCTAATGTTGACGGATCTGCCCAACTTGTCTGCCCATTTGCATCTGATTTTAATAAATATCCATTTGATGCTCCTGTTGTAATTTTTAGCCTTGTCGCTTGTATCGAATCTCCTTTAATCGTTCCATTTACCTCCAATTTTTTGGTAGGGGTTGCCGTTCCAATACCCACATTCGACTTGAATGTCTGAGTGCCGTTGAAATTGTAAGTTTGGCCAACTACAATTGAGGAAATTAGACTAAAAAATAATATTAATTTTTTCATATCGCTACAATAAAATAAATCTGTGTGTCCTCTAATCCGCTTATTCCTGTCAATTCCCCGTTGACTGTGTCCAATCCGCTAAGAATTGTAAAAATTCCCTTAAAGATATTGTCGACAATTAAAAAAGCCTTCGATTTGCCCACTAATTCAGCATCTGCAATTATTGACGGAGTGCCGACAACTGTTCCGGTAATCATTGACATTCCTGCGTTTAAAAATGCAGATTTGCCTATCCATTCCAATTCACCAGACGAATTTTTGTAGCAAACGGATTCGTTGTCAGCATCTGCAAAACCTTTAGGGTTATGCAGTTGATCATCTGGTAAATTTGCATGTAATACTCCCATTTTTAGTCGACTATAATTCCAAATGATTTAACAAATGTTGCTTTTTTGTATTCGGGAAACAAAGTAAAATTGTCATCCAAATATTTCTTTAATACTTCTCTATAAGTATCTCCAATTCTGTTGGCTTCTGCCTGAGTCAAATTAAATCCACTTGCACTAACTTGATTTCCAAATTCGTCTCTATGATTGACAATGCCTCCGGACCCTGTTTGATTGAATATGTTAATAAGGCAATTTGCATAGGAATACCATTTCAACGGTAATTTGATATAGTCATTGACAAGAATGGTTTCGTTTGCCGTCAATGTGTTGGCCGCTTTATGGGCAATTATAGTTGCGTACAAAGTATCACCCAAAATTGGCTTTATTGAATTAATCTGTGCCGCCTCGATATGCGTATTTTTGACCAAACTCGTATCCGTTTTGGTCATGGTAAAGCATTCAGCCACCACATCACTTGCCGATATTAGTAGGATCTGAGCCATAAATCATTGAGTTTATTTCGTTTTGTGAAAAGCCAAATAGTATTTGCAAGGAATTGGCAAACATTTTCTTTTTATTTATATCAATTTCTAAAATTGCGCTATTTAATAATGCTTGAAAAGTTGACAATTGAGAATCCGCAACCTTGTCTGTCAATTTGCTAACATAACCGGGTTTGTTTGTGATAAATTTAAATTCGAATGATCCTGCATTTGTTAGAAGAACTATTGATTTAAATGCATCTATGAATTTATTTTGAATTTTTGAAACATGCTTTAAAGCAATATCAAATTCCTGCAAAATTTGTTGATTAGAACCCAATTTACCAGATATTGCTATTCCTGCTAATGATGGGAACCATTGACATGCAGTTATTATTGTTTCAGTTGCAATGCCTTTAAGTTCAGTAAATGAACCTTCCTGTTCTTGGCTTATTGGGGTAAATGATGCCTTATTTTCGTTGGAATCTTTACTGACAACTAAAATTTTGCCGTTGTTTCCTTTTTCTACATTTGTATATTTATTTTTTATATCCCCAATAAATCTCTTTGCATCAGCCTCTTCCATATTTGCCGTCACAACTTCCAAAATTCCACTTGGAAGCATTTGGTTGTCAAATTGATTGTTGTTGTACAATCCAATCAAATATTCTAATTTAGCATATTGGACCGCACCCATGTAGGTTGGCAATCCATAATGAGGAAAACCACTCACATAATCTTTAATATGATAAATAGACTCCTCATAATTTTCGTCAATTTGAGTGAAATTTGGAAATTCAAATATTTTTGTCTTTGGGTATATCCCAGAAATCCAATCAATTGAATAAATAAATCCATCTAAATCTTTATGCTTTCTTATCGTCTCCTGTGGTACATGCTCAATTGAATACTCGCCTAATATTTTTGAATTAATTGGTCTACATATTCTTAAATAGGCATTTCCGCTCAAATAGAAATCATTAAACAAATTTTCACAAACTTGCTGAATATTTTCATTTTTATTTACCTTTTTGCAATAAAGTTCGACATTTTTATTATCAACTTGGTATGAGTCTCCTGCCGCAAAATCTGCTTTTGATGATAAAATTGCGCCTAATGTTGCCGATTCCCTTGATAATTCTGCAATTGTCTGCGGAAAGTCATTTTGTTCGCCAAATGGTATAAAAAAAGTACCAATTCTCTTTAAATTGGTAATTGGTTGTGGTATTTTCGGTGTTCCTAAATTCGCAACCTCAAATATCGCCTTGGTTTTTGGCAGGTTTTTTTGGCTTGGCATTTTCTACGAATTTATCTGGATACATCTCTTGAATTACTTGGAGCATCGGTTGCGCTAACTTGTCCAAATCCACGCAACCGATTCCAAGAATGGTCAATGTTTGACCTTTATATTTATCTTTGATTTTCAACATTATATTGATGTTGCTGCAACTAATTCAGTCTCGATCTCTACAACTGTAACCGCTGGACTTGTAGCACCGCTAATTCCTGTTAATTGACGGCATTTTTCGCCCATTTTGCCCTCCAAAGTGATTACAAATCCGTTGTTGTCTTCTTTCTTTTTACCAGAATCAAAATCAGATTTAGTTACCTCCAAGAATGATTCATCTGTGAATACTTCATCGAATCCAGCAACCAAAAATTTGTTTGTAGAATCGGAATAAAGTTCACATACTGCGACAAGTTTGCAATTGTTTGCGATGTCCACCAATTTTTTCAAATTAGATGTCCAAAGTTTTGGTTCAGCAAATTCGATTGAAATTGAATTAACCAATGCGCCAGAATCAACTTTAGCCTCGGCTTGTTTTAAAGAACATTCGCCCGGTTTGAATTCGATTTGTTCAAATCCAACCCCGGCTGAAGCAAATACTATGTTTGTGTATTCGTGCGTGTTTGAAGAGTCCGGAGTCCAACTAACAATGTCATCTTGGTTAGCTAAAAATAGCTTTTTTACACCACCGAATTGTTTTAGGTCTGGGCAAGTTAAATTTATGCCACCCCCTTGTACTGTTAATGCCATGTTTTATATTTATTAAAATGGGGAGTTGCCTCCCCACTATGTTAATTAATTAGGCGCGAACCATTTTGATTTGACTTGCAAAACCGTAGTTTACGGATGAAGAAAATTTAGCTGAATAACGATATACATCATCCAATGTGGTCTCCTTCATGTATTTTGCAGTAACTTCGTTTTGGTCACTTACAAGATCAGTTCCAAAGTACAAGTTGCCAACTCTCGAAGCAAATATAGTGTTTTCAGGGAAGAATTTTTGCTTGGCGATTACTTTGTCTTTGTAGATTAATTGACCATTACGCTCCCATGAAGTTGAACCGGCAAGACCAGCAGCAATGTTTGCATCAATATAGGCATTGGCAACGTGAACAGGAACGTAAATTCTAAAATCAGGTGATTCAACTACCGCCTCAGAAGATACCCTCGTGATATTGCCAAGATATGACAATACATTTGATTGGTTGATAAATCTTAAACGTGTGTTTGCGCCGGTTGTTATGGTTAAACCGGTAGTAACTGCATCAATTACAACAGATGAACCGCTTACATCAAGAACATTGAAAGTAAGGTCATTCAAAGTTGCAGCATCTGCTCCTGTAAATACTTTACATTTTACTTTATCACCTACATAAAGAGTTGTAACCGCTGCGGCAAAGCCTAAGGTAGTTGTTGCACCAACTGATACAGATGTTGGAGTTAATGCGCCTGTTCCTGCGTCATATTTAGTTACCGCTGAATCAGCTTCAGCCAATGTAACTAACCCATCATGCCATTTACGAATTAAATTACCAGTCAAGCTAACATCACCTCTCCAAATCAATTCATCAATTTGGTTTTTAATAACTTCAGCTTTTCTGTTAATTAGGAATTGGCCCATCTCCGTTGGCAAATCATTGTTGTTTGCACCGGGAAGCATTTGAGCTGATTGGTAAGCAGCTAAAAGAGCATTGATTCCAACAACATCTTGAGACATTAAGTTAACAGGAGACAGAGTTCTTTCGCTTACGGTTGTAGTGCCACTCGCGTTGAAACTGTCAGCGCGACTTTGGAAAATCGCATCTGTTGAAATTGTTTGAATTTTTTCTGCTTTTTTGATGTTTGGATGAACAGAAATGTTGCCTTGGTCAATGGTATCGCCAGACAACAATATGTCTGCCACCCATTCTTTGGCGAATTCTCCAATGTAGGAGTTGGTTGAGTAAGTAAGTGCCATTTTTTTTTATTATTTAGTTTTTATTTTATGGATTCGATTGATTTTAATGCTCTCTCTTTAACTGATAAATTTTTTGTTTCAGTCTCTTTGGCTTTTTTGCCAATTGCGGGAGTTTTAGTTTGCTTTAAATTTACAATTTCGGCATCTTTCGCAACAATAGCATCGTTCAAATTCTTTTTTTCGTTGTTTAGAGCCTCTATTTCGTTTTTTAACGCAGCAAGGTCAGATTCAAACTTTGCGGACAATTCGTCAACGATTTCTTTTACCTTTTGGGCAGACATCAACTCTTCTTCCATTACTTCAACAACGGAAAGAATTATACCGGCCTCGTCTGATTGTATTTGATATTTTTCACCGCCAATAACAACAACCGTCATTTCTGGTAATGCAGGAGAAATCATATCACCAGCAACCGGAACACCTATAGACTCATCAACAGGAGTAATTAGGACAGGAGTTCCATCCTCTAATGATCCTTCAATATTCAATGGAGTAATTTCATTTTTTGGGGCCAACATTATTTGGACCTTGGCCATAATTGTGTCGATTAATTTAGACATGTTTATTTGGTTTTCGTTATTTTTAATTTTTGCGATTGCGCGGACATCTTCAAATTTTGTGGCAAATCCGTAATCAATCAATTCTTGTGCGTTGAAATAAGTTTCGGCAGACATCCAATTTTTTATCTCTTCCAAACTTTTTCCTTTTTTATTGGATTTTAAATAAATGTCAGCAATTTGATTTGAGTAGCTTTCCAAATCATTTGCTATTTTTCGCAATTCCTCAGAGTTGCCACCTCCAAATGCGGATGCCAGATGGATCATCATTCTGCTTCCACTATTAACAACTATTTCGTCACCTACCATTGGGATAAATGACGAACAAGAGGCACATGTTCCAATAATATTAAATGTAATTTTGGCTTTGTTTTCTTTTTTCCAGTTCAACAAATAGCCATAAATGGCAAATGCTTCATCGACATAGCCACCGGGACCGCTGATATTAATAGTTAGGCTATCACCTATATAACCATTCATGTCGGCAATGACACTTTGTAATGTCACATCCCAACCGATTTCGCCAAATAAATTGATAGTTTTCACAACGCAAAAATCAATCATATAATTTGACTGACCTTTGCAAAATTTACAATTATGACCTGAATGATTTTATATACGAATAAATAGTTCTTTCGCAGATGCCAAATTTTATCGATGTCTCTTTTACCGCTTGATCAGCAATTCCTCCACATTTCCTCAATTCCTTCTCAAAATAAATCACAATTGCTTTTTCCCTCATGCCTTTATCAAATAAACCTCTCTCAGCAGCATCAATTAATTCTGACTTAGGTATTTTTTGCATTGATTCTGTATTAGATAAAATGAACAATTTAAACAATTATCGACTCCACCAATTTGATATTTTTTTAAAATAGTGTTACAATTATGCAGTAATCTAAAATTTTTAGACTTGTCATATTTTGACAAAAGTATTATTTGTTTAAATTTATCTATTTCAGACAATTGCATGTGCGAAAATAAACAAAAAAGGTCACATTTTACTGCGACCTTTCCTGACAAATTTAATAAAACAATGAAAAAAACCTTTGCAAATATAATAAAAAATTATTACCAAGTTGCTTCGGCTTCAATATTTCCAACTCTAACCTGACTTAAACTCATTTCTGATTCGACTTGGTAAACCTTAATCCTGTCAATTCTATTATTGATTACATCAAATGACCGACCTCTGGCATTGCTTTCAGCTAATTGATTAAATGAAGATGGCGAAACAATCCCACCAACTGCAAATCTCCTTCCACCTCCCCATTCATTAATTGCTGACAACAATGGAGCAAATGCGGATGTTGATTTTGCATTAATTACAGATTCACCATTGCTGAGCATTGCCGGTATTGAATCAGATGTTCCACTACCCGGACCATTGACATATCCACCTTTTGCAAATGCAGGAGGAGCAGGGGCCTTTTGTGCTAAAATTGCGCCAACTTGCAAGGCGGTAGTAATGCCGATTCCAACCGCTGCAATTGCTCCAGCAATTGGACCTAAACCACTTGGAGGAGGCAATAATGCCCCAGCAATAGCCAACGCTCCTGTAATTGTTGCTTGTAATGCTTGAATTGCTTTATTTGCATTAAATGATTTCACTTCAATATCATACTTTTCCTTTGCTGCACGTTGCTGAATTGCTTTTATTTTTGCCGCTTTTTCCTCCTCATTCAAATTGCTTTGGTTCACATTATCGATTTCTCTTTGGGCTTGTTGGTCAATTGCATTTTTTTGCTCCTCCGCATTTTGTTTTTGAATATTATTTATTTCGTTCAATACATTTAAAAATTGTTCAGATGCTTTAGTTATGTTGTCAAATTTTTCTTGTTCCAACTTCACTTGATCCTCATCAGATTTTTTCTTTGCCGCTAATTTTGCATCTTCAAATTCTTTAAATGTTTTGTAGCCACTTTCATAAAATTGGACCGTTAAATCAAATTCATCAATTTTTAATTTTTTGCTTAATTCGGAAATTGATTTTTCTTCCTCCAATTGTTGATTGCGAAAACCAATTTGTATCGCAGCTAAATTTGCTATCCTTACCCTTTCATCCTCCGCTTCTTTTTTCATTTCAGCCGCCCTCTTTTGAAATTCTTCATTAAGTTTATCCTGCTGGTCTTTTTCCTTTTGCTTTCGCTCCCTTTCTTTATTAGCAGCATCCTCCCTTATTTTATTTTCCTCTTCGATTAAAGCATTTCTTCTGTTTGTGATTTTTTCTTGAAGATTTATTGAATCACTTTCAATTTGTTCAATATCTGCCGCTTTCTGTGCAATTGCATCCAATTCTTTGCTTGTAATTTGACCTCTTTTTTTTGATTCGTCAAATTGTTTGAATGTCTTAGCATCCTCTGTTGTCGCAAAAAGCAAAATTTCATCGGAAGATAATTGAGATTTTTGCCTTAATTTGTCAACTTCAATTGACAATTCTTCTTTTGCAACATCCAATTTTCTTTGTAGGGCCTTTTCCTCGATTTGCCCGGCTAAATTTAGCAATCCAATCCTTTCTTGCTCTGATTTTGTTCTATCTTTAGATTGTAGCAAAATTTGCTCAATTTCCTTCCTTGCCCTTGCGTCACTAATCAAATTTCTTCTTTTAACATCATCCAAATCGTCCATCCTATCGTATAATTCACCAGCAAATTGAGCAGCATTTTTCATCTCCTCTCCCATTCCTTTAAAACTACCTTTTAGTTGATCAATTCCGCCTTTAAAGTCACCAGTCACAATGGCTTTTAAAGCATTACCCATATTTATCAACCTATTGACAAAAATGTCTGCCGTTGCGCTTAATTGAGCAAATGCTTTTTCAATCGCCTCAACTACCGGTTCAAATTTGGTCGCTAAAGCAATTATAGAAGTCAAACCTAATATAATGACTCCAAAAAAACTAAATTTAAGTAGGTCAAATGAGGCAAATCCGCTCTTTACAATGTTTATTCCATCTTTCGCAGATTGAAATTTGTCCTTTAAATCACCTAGATTTACTCCAAAAATCGTAATTTTACTTGCTGCCCGGTTAATTGATTCCTCGTAATTACCAACATTTCTCTGATTGTCACCAATTTTTTTGTCAAATTCCTTTAATCGTTCTGTTCCTCTGGCAACAAAATTCTGTAATTCTTTAAATTGTTCATTGGTTTCATCAATTGGCAACTCCTTTAATCTTGCTTTGGCCGCATTTACCGCAGTTGTAAGTTCGTTGTAGGACGCAGTTTCAGCATTTAATGACTTATTAATATTGATTAATTGCCTTTCCTGTTGCGCTCTGTCTGAATTTAATGCCTTTATCTGTGCCTTTAGATCAATTAATGCCTTTGTCTCAGCATCATTCAAGGCTCCGTTTTCTTTTTTTACGGCATTTAATTTATTAACTTCGCCTGTCAGCCGGGCAACCTCTTGGTCAATAGACTTGATGGCATCAATACTTTTATCTGTGCCGTTAAAAACTATGGAATATATCAGTTCTTCTGCCATTTTATTAATTTTTTGTTGATGGTAATTTTGTGCCGGGTCTGGTGTTGACGGATGTTGTAATTTGTGGGCCTTTGGTTAGCGTGGTAACTGTATCTCCGGTTGATGTGTAAATCTCATCGTCAATATTAAAGTCAATTGTCTCGCCTGTAGTGGATGCGTCCGATGGATTGGCCCAACCGTCTGTGCCTTCTGGTTGATTTTGAACATTGGCCATGCCCAACTCATTTTTAAGAATCAATTCAACTTTAGTATGCACCTTTTCATGTGGTTTGTAGTCGATTATGCGGTTGACTATCCAATAGACATCCTGTAAATACCAAAGTTTGCGGAAATTCATGTTTAGGTTGTCAATTTCAACATATTTGACCATAGCGGATGCCTTAACCCCCTCATTTATCAATGGAGGGACTTTGGACCAATATCTCTTAAATAAACCATACGATTTTCCTCCATCCAAAACAAACATGTCATCAAAGTTTAGGCTAAAATTTACCTCACCATCCACATCGACCGAAAAAACTCTTGGGCAATCTGTATTATAGTTGTAACTTAATGCATAAAGTGAATCCACCAATTTCCATTCATAATGTTTGCTCCCTGTGCTTCCGGCAAAATATGAATCATGATCTGAATATTGATAGTAAAGTATTCTCGGCTCACATTTGTAGCTTGGAGTATCGTAACCACTCGTCATTTGCTCCATTATCAAAGGGACTAACAATTTTTGTTTTCCGATAATTCGGTAACCCATGTATGTTGGGGCAAAATGCGGATTGGTGTATGTTTTTGTGCCTTTTTGAAATCTTTTATAAAGTAAATGCTTATAACCTCCGTAAATATGACCTGTTTTGTCTTTCCTCTCCTTCAAAATTCCATCGCTTGAATCGTCTTTGTATTTCCAAAATAGTTCTTGATTATAATTGCTCAAAAATTCAGTCTTTAACTCCAAATGTTGCTGAGTCTTGGCTGAATAGTCAACCGCTTCGTCAAATCCTAAATAGTAACCATCTACTGAATTACCCAATGAGTCAACCCATGCAAACATCGGCTCCATTGTAATGGTCCTTGCCAATGGGTCTGTGTCAAATACCAAATTGAACAAATGTGCTAATCCTTGAATAAATTCCATGCAAGTTTTATCTGGCAAAGTATTAGCAATATCGAATTCACTTCCAATTTCAATATTGTCTGAAGCAATAAATTCAATTACTGAATTTGGGTTAATTTTGATAAGTGAATTATTCAACGGCCAGAAACAAATGGTAACAATTTCATTTGGTCCAATATAAACATCCTGCTCAAAATTCACTGTTTGCACCGATGCTCCAAGAATAGAAGAGTTAACTAATATAGTAACCGCAGGAAGAGGGGTGACCATTCCCCTGTGAATCCAAATTTGATAAAAATTGTTTGTTGCTCCATTGCCCTGCAAATAAAGTGTCCCTTTTATTTTTCGTGTACCACCTTCGGCAGAGGTAAATTTCATGGCATTAAAAGTATAAGTTGCACCACCAAATAAAGATGGAGGTATTACACTAACACTTTGATTTAATCCAATTTGGTTTGCAAAGTCATAGTCCTCAGATTGTGGATTAATTGCATATTGTGATGATGTGTCAATTATATTTTGCGCTGATGACCATCTTACTTTAGCATTATACTCGTCAGCCATACTTCTCTTCCAATTGCCAGATGTAAATGGATAAATTAGTTTTCTAATGTCATCATTTTTCAACCATTCTGATGTCAAGGTGTATCCGGTTTGAGCGAAAATAGCATTGACCATGTCTCTGATATATGGAGCAATTCTTAACTCATAGTCCATTATTCCATCATTTGAATTTTGCTTATTGCCAATGTCTCCATAATCAATTAAGGGATAGACAAAATTAAATGGATTTGAACTTTCTGATTTGTCTTGTAGATTTGAATCTTTTATGTATGCCCAATTCCAAACAGTCCTACCTAAATCCAACTCCCTTAGCTTTTTCTTGGACAAAATATCTGCCCAATCATTCATTCCTGAAAAAATTGTTATTTCATAGAAATTTGGCTTTAATGTTGAACTTGCCGACTTGATTAGACAATACCCTTTGGTGTGGGTTAGGCCATTTACATTGATTTCGCATTGAACATTGATAGTGTCACCTTTCAGCGACAAAACTTTGTTGTCATTTTGCGAAATTGTAGACAAAAATAAATGCTGCAAAACTTTATTTACCTCTGAATTGGCTTGTACCTTAATTGTCTTGGTATAATCTCCCTTCCGCTTTCCAACATCCTCAAAATCCATGACGGAACGATTTATTGCCAACGGAAAATCAGTATCATACGGCACAGGCAAATTGTACCTTGTCCCATTAATAAGTAAAATTAAATCAACCGATTCCATTATAATTTTTATTTGCGAAAATTGCTGAAAAACTTAATTTATTTTCCCTCTTCCTGTTGTCGGCAACGGTATATTCCCCATCATCAATAAGCATTGGCAAATAGACAGATAGTTGATAATTTCTAATAGCATAGATAGTCACATTGTCAAAGTGAACTCCTCCTGTTGATGGGCCATTGCTGAATTCGAAACTAATGCCTGTGCTATTTGCGGTAAAATCTACTGATAATATTCCGTTTTGGTTTGGATTTGCCAATAAATTACCATTTGCAGTTATTTGGACTCCATTGTTATTAGTCACATGCGCAGTTACCCTATATGTTTCTCCAATTGTCAAAATGCCCGGTTGTTCAACAAGTGCGATTGAATCAGCTACGGGATCATAAAATGTCACTTTGTTTCCGGCATAACTTAATGTGCCTGATAAACTTACAGATGTTGTCCACCCGGCAATCGTGTTGAATGTGCCATTGATAACAACATTTGCTCCATAAGTTGCCGTATATCCTTGATAAAATGTAAAAAATACGGCTTTTGAATATAAAATCTCTCGCAATTCATCAATAAATGCCGAATGTACCGGTTGAGATTCAATCTCATACTTTGAAATGGTCTCATCTTTGAATAACCCAACTTCTGGTGTGTTTGATGATAAAGAATAACCGACTCCGACCTCTTTCCTTTTGGACCATAATTCTTTTTTTACCGATTCTTTAAAAACTAATTTTGTCTTAAAGGTAAATGTATTAAATGCTCCTCTTTGATTTAAATATGTCAATTTAAATGGATCAATCGAACAAGAATTGTCTATTACAAAGGTCAAAAGATTGCTCACAATCACATTTCCAACATCCGCAATTCCAACAGTATATTTAACAATGTCTGTATTTGCACCCAAAGCATTAATAATATAAAATGGTCCGCAGCTTATGTTCCATCTTTCATCATCATTCCAACCAATTGTATCGTTAAATGTATTAGTAGTGTTATTGGAATAATAAACAGTCACTTGCAAATGGTCAAAATTGCCTGTTTTGATTGCTTGTATGTAATATGAATCCTCCAAGCCAATTGGAATTCTTGCCTCGCCATTATCAAATGATAATATAGTTGATGAAAAATCTGTTGCAGTTGTTTCAAGCCTATTTATAGCACAATTGTGAACATTGAATTTATTAGTTGAGACATTTGAGCCAGTCACCAAAATCCCTCCAGATAAATACTCTTCCTCTAAACTTAAATAAATATATTTATATGAATTTGTGCATTGTGAATGAATGCCAAACAATGGCAAATCATAAGTTACCAATGACTGAACAATGCTAAATATGTCAATTGTGAATGCATTAATTGTTCCAATGTCATATGGTTTTCTAATCGTCGCAATTGCCGTTCCTGTACTCCCTTCTCTTACAACGGCTTTAATGTTTACAATGTTTGCCCGGTTAGATGTACATTTAATGGGTAATGGATGGAAAGCACTAAAGTGAGAATCAAGATTTGGTTGTTGTGTAATCGTTATCGCCATTATTTTAAAATTTTTTGTTGACCTAATATGTCTTTTATTTCACTTCCAAAAATCGCGGACAATTCATTTTTTATTGAATTGGTGAAAATATCCTTTTTATTATTGATTATATGGGAAACAAAATCCGTCCTCCTGCCATTTTGTGAAAATTTATAACTCCCACTTGTTGGTGTTCCTTCTTGTTGTATTTTCTTAATAATTGGCCATAATGCCTCTTCAGAAATGCCTTTCACTTGCAACCAATTCCTTAAGGACTCGACTCCTTTTTTATTAAAAAAATGTGGCCTACTTTTATTATTTACAAATATTGAATAATTCTCAGCATAGCCATTTATACGCTTATCAGTTGCCTCATGTCGGATTGAATTTAACAATTTACTGGTTGCAACATGGCCTTGTTCAGACAATTCTTGCCTAATTAGGGAATCAATTTCATTGCCCAATTTGTCTAATATATCTATATAAACAGGCATTGTGATGGTGTTTGCAAGGTAAATTCAACCTGAATTAACCAAAGTTTTTGATTTGAATTGTAAGGTGACCGGGTTCTGGTAACATTTGATTTTAAATTAATGTCATCATTAGAAAACAAATCCGATAAAACCGCATTGATGTCAATATCAAATTGGCTAAATAAAGTGTGGTAATAATCTTGCGAATACTGAACAACTTCAACCTCCATTGCTTGGGTTATGTTGTACAGAAAGTTTAATTTTATCGAATGATCTGCAAATGGTTGAACCCTGTCATCGACTGATTTAAAGATATTTAGTATTACAAATGGATTAGTTCTGTCATGAATAGTGTTCATGTCATACAAATAACCCTCCATAAAGTCAAATTGACTAAATGGAGATTGTAATGCTACTCCGGTAACTGATTGCCCTATTTTATCTCTTAATTGTGATATTGTCATGACTGTTTTGGTTCATTTGCTTGGTGAAAAGCAGTTTTTGCATTTAAATAGCTAAGGTAGGTAAGGCATTCTCGTAAAGGCGCAACTTCGACACTTTTTGCAGGAGTATATCCTTGTCTGGAAAATCCTCCAAATCCAACAATGTCAACAAACGCTCCATAATATCCGAATCGGTTAAGGTGTTCATGTCCTCTGTATGCCGATTTAATAGGAGGTTTGAAAAAGTAACCAAATTCTTCAAAGATTCGGTCCTCTGCTGCAAAAAAAAATTGACAATCAGAAAAACTTTGTCCATTGGAAGAGTTTTGAATGACTCTGCAATTTTCTCTACCTTAGTCGAATCATATTCTTTGTCTCCTTTTTTTCGACATAATACTGCAATGAGCATGTGAGCGTTGTCAAATACATTGCCCTCAAATTCGTCTTTAATAGTTGAGACTGTCTTTGCATCCATCCACTCGCCAAAGGTCATTTCAGAATAATCCCACTTGGGCAAAATATACGTTTCTCCAGAATGACTAAACTCAGTAAACTCAGGGACCTCCGTTTTTTCGATATTTAGAAATTTGCCGACAAAGTTTATCATTTGCATGACAATTGATTTGGGCAATTGCCTAAAATCGTTTACCGGTCTGCCTGTCAATATAGACAACTCAA